AGTTTCTCCCGCAGGTCGGCGCGTTCCTCCTGGAGCTCATTGACGAGGCCGCCGTAGCCGGTCATGACTACGCCTTGGTGGTTGGCGCGGTTCTCGCCGCGCTTCCCTATCCAGGCGCCTGTGGCCGCTGCGAGCCCGACGAGGATGGTGCCGACCGCGCCGTAGGTCGCAGCGTCCACGTGCTTCCTCCGATGGTGCTGTGCTCAGACGCCCTTGACGGTGGACGCGCTGTTCTTCGAGCCGATGACACGGGCGGCGAGGCCCTTCAGCAGGGAGCCCGCGGCGATGATGCCGCCCGCGGCGACCGACTCCCAGAACGAGGCGCTGAACATGTCGCCGGGGCCTGCCGCTATCGCAACGCCGGACGCGCCGACGACGAACGTGGCGAGGGTCCGTTCGGTCAGGTCCTTGGCGTAGGTCTTGGCGGTACGGACGACGGTCTCGGCGTCGGGCAGTGAGTGCATGGACATGGGCGGTTCCTGTTCTTGTAAGGCCTGACCGGGATGGTCAGGCAGTGGGGGCCGGGTCGGGGACGTCGAGGCGGACCTCGACGGACTCGATCGCTTCGCGGAGTTCGGCGACGATGGCCGCAGGGTCGAGGTCGCCGATACCCGCGGCGAGGGTGGCGACGGTGTCGACCAGCTTCACGTTGACCGCGGTCAGAGCGTCGAGCTTGGCGAGCACCGTGTCCGCCTTGCGGTTCGTGCCGCGCAGGTAGGCGTAGGCGTCGGTGGTCTCGTCGGTGCCCTTGTAGGCCCAGACGTCGAAAGCTTCCATGTCGTCCTCCTCGGACGGTGCGGGTGCAGGGGCGGGAGTCGTGGTGGCCGGGCGCGGTGCTCCGGCCTTCGCCCAGGCGTAGATGGGGTCGCCGGGGCAGGTGGTGGCGTAGCCGTCGCGGTGCCCGCCGAGCCAGGTGCCGGCGGGGCCCTCGCTGCGGCAGTAGTCGATGGCGTCGCGGGCGCCGTGCAGCTGCGCGTCGGTCGGCCGGGTGAGGCCGGAGGAGCCGACGAGCAGCAGCACCGCGTAGCAGTCGTTGTTGAGGCTGGTGTTGCCGTTCGCGGAGTTGCGGCGGCGCAGGCCGCGGCCCTCGAACACCGTGCCGTGCGTGCAGACCACGAACGAATAGCCGATGTCGGACCAGCCGTTGCCGTCCATGTGCTGCGCCTGGATCTGGCGGACGTAGTCGTCGCAGCGGTCGTGCGTGCGGTCGCTGTAGGCGGTGCCGAGGTAGTGGAGCTTTACGCCGCGGCGCTTCCCGGTGTACAGCGTCCCGCCGGAGGGCTGCCGGTAGGCGCGGGCGCCCCACGCCGCGCGGCTGACGAGCTTGATGGCCATGAGGGTCCTTTCAGAGGAGCCGGATGTAGCGGGGGGCGATCAGGATTGAGCCGCCGAAACCCCACCGGCCGCCGGTCGTGGCACCCGAGGTGCGCCGGACCTTGATCTCCAACTTCACTTCCGTGCTCTCGGGATAGGCGGCCAGCAACAGCGACTGATTCGCGAACTGATACGAGAAGGTGGCGGCGACCGATCCACTCATGACGACCGTGCCGTTGAGCAGCACCTGCCACGCCCCGCCCGTGTTCACCAGCGGGCTGCCGGCCTGGTCGCCGATGAACACGAGCCCGACACTGAGCGACTCGGTGCGCCGGGTGAACACGGTCTCCCACGCCGTCACGAACGACGTGTCGTCAATGGCCGGCATCCCCTGAAACGCTGTCGGGAAGACCGGCACCTCGTCGAACATCGGGGACGACCGGCGCCGCAGCTGTGCCAGCTCGCGTTCCAAGCGGACAATGCGCTGCCCCAGGTCCGGGGTCGATGCGTAGGCGGGCATGTCACACCGCCGCGCAGGTGAGGGTGACCCGCTCCGGTCCAGCGGATGGGGTGGCGTCGATGCCGACGATGCGGAGGACTTTCTCTTTCCCGCCCGGCATGCGGACGCTGGGGTCGATGACGAACAGCGCTTCGTCCCCGAGCTGGTAGCTGCCGTATGGCGGGTCGGCGTCGGCCTCCACGGTGAACGTCGGCTGGGTCTGGGCCTGGCTGCGGGCGTTGAGGTCGGCGTTTGTCAGCGCCTGCAACGAGGAGCCTGACGTCACGCCGTCGTACTTGGTCACGGCCTCGAGCAGCGGCCAGCCGGAGGCGAGCATGTCGGTGGCCTGCGCTGTACGGACGAGGGTGGATTCGCCGTCGCCGTCGCCGATGCCGGACGTTTCGGTCGCCAGCTCGGTGCCCGGCTCCGGCCAGTCGTAGTCCACGATCGAGGAGGCCGGGCCGCCGTGGGCGAACACAAGCCCGGACTCAGCGACGGGGCGGCCGCGGCGGGGGAACCACAGGCGCCACCGCCGGTACCTCCTCGGCGGCTGGTTGTTGGCGGCCGGGGTCCATCCGACCTCGACGGCGAAGTCGAATCCGTCCTCGGCCTGCGACAGGTCGTGGACGGCCTTGTAGATCTCGGGCCGTTCGTAGCCGTAGTAGGTGGCCGTCCGGTTGATGCCGGACCCGGTGCCGGTCAGTGGGTCGACGGAGATGCCGATGTTGCCGTACGGCTGGACGTGCGCATACGTGAGGAGCGACCAGACCTGAAATTTCGTGTCGTGCCAGATCCGCTGTCCGTCGGGGACGAAGTTTTGGTTGGTCACCTGCGACGCTTCGGTACTGAGAGTGGTTTTGATGTGACGGTGCTGGTAGTAGGAGGGGAACTCGGCGCACGCGATGTCCCGGCCGGAGCCTGCCGGTTTGCGGGTCCAGAGGATTCCCGCCCAGACGATGACGCCGTCCCGGTCGACGTAGACCGCTGTGCGGCCGGGGACGGTCGCGGCTTCCGGGTCCAGCGGCAGCGTCTCCGCGGCGTAGGGGACGTGTGCGGTGAGGGTGCCGATGCCGTTGAGGACGGTGCCGTACTGCACGTTGGCCAGAGGCAGTTCGGCGAGGAGGGTGTCCGTCATCAGGTCGCAGAACAGGTACGTGTACGTGTGCCGGACCGAGGAGCCCGGGGTGGCGCCCTGCGGCTGAGCGAACAGCCGGTCGACGGCGGTCGTCACGACGTCGCCCCCGACACCCGGTGCAGACCGAGCATGGTGAGCAGCGCGGTTGCAGCGCCGCTGTTCTGGTTCGCTGCGATCTCGACGTAGTCGCCCGCCTGGAGCACCTCATAGCCCGCGACGACGCTGGCCATGTTGCCGGTCGAACCGCGCATCGTGTTGAACCGGGACAGGCCCGTCACGCCGTTGACGCGCACCTCGGCACGGCCTTCGGCGGTGAGCGTTCCCGGCCACACGATCCGGCCGTTGACCGCGTACGTGCCGGCCTTCGGGACGGTGATCCGGCTCGGGTTCGTGGATGACGACCAGGACGTCCCGCCGCTGCTGGAGACCTTCGCGTTGAACGGCAGGGTGAAGTAGGTGGAGGCGTGGGCGGCCAGTGACGGCGCTCCGGTGACCACCATCATGGGCGGGTCCGGAGTGATCTCCCGTGACGTTCCGTCCAGCTTGCCGATGCGGACCTCATCCGTGTCCATCAGGTACAGCAGCTGGCCCGGATGCGGGCGGTTCGGCGCGCTCGAGGACGTGACGGGCAGGAGGCCGCCGAGGCCCACGCTGTACTGCCGGATGTCGGTGATGTTCGCCGCGGCCACGCTGGTCTGCGACGGGCCGATCGCCACGTCCGCCAGAATCTGGGCGTTCGGCGGCAGCGACGGACGCACGGCCGCACCGGCCGACGCGGCGTAGGCGCCCTGGATCACTTCGAGCCGCCACTCGGAGACGCTGCCTGCGGTCTCGGCGTCGTAGACGGACGCGACGACACAGTCCTTACGGAACTGGCCGGCCCCGCCGGCCGGGGCGATCGTGAGGACGACGTCGGCGTCGTTGACGCACACGTACGTACCGCGGCCGCCGCTGTCGTGGTTGTCGATGAAACACATGCCCGCGCTGACGATCACCGTCATGTTCGGGGTGGCGGCGGCGCGGACCTTGAGCTGCTGGTTTTGGTAGGAGGGGCGGACGCCCTGCCGGATCCGCATCGGGGTTGCCTCGTCCACGAGGAAACCGGGGTAGGCGAGCAGGCTGGTGACGACGAGCCGGTCGTGTGCGGCCGAGTAGCTACCGGCCTGCATCCACGGCGGGGGGTTGATGACAGCCATCGGATGGCTCCTTTCTCACAGGCTCGTGTCGCGCCAGGTGACGGTCAGAAGGGACGGGGTGCCGGCGCCGCCCGAGACGGGGCCGCCGCGGTAGGCGATCTCGTTTTCGCCGGGCAGTAGCAGGGGCCAGGTGGATCCGGCGCGGACCCATGAGCGGCGGGGGCTGGTGCCCTGGTAGAGGACGGCGCGGGTGCGGGTGTCGATGAGGAGGTATTCGCCGAGTTGGAGGGTGGCGTCGATGACGAGGGACTGGCCGGTCGTCACCTGCTCGATGCTCGGATTGGCGACGGGGCCATCGATGCGGAAGACCGGGTAGGCGTCGCTGGATCCGGCGTTGAGGGCGGTGATGCGGCCGGACTCGCCCGCGCTGCCGTACGTGCGGGGGTGGACCATCGGGTAGGTGCGTCCGGCGGCGGGGCTGTAGGCGGTGGTGGAGTCGCTGCGCTCGTCGAGCCCGTACAGGTACGGGTCGGCGCAGTACACCTCGATGGCGGCGGTGCCGGTGCGCCACAGGTGTTCGGCGTCGTACGGGATGCTGCGTCGGCGGATCTTGCCGTAGATCAGGGTGTCCTGGTCGAGGAACGCGAGCGGGGCGGGGGATGCCTGCGGCTGGGTTGCGGCGCGCAGGGCGAGGACCAGCTCCCGCAGATGGTCCGGGCTGTCGCCGATCAGCGACAGGCCGAGTTGGATCGTCCGCGCGGCCGTGAAGTCGGGGCCGGTGTAGTCGCCGTGCTGGCCCGGCCGTTCGACGTCCTCGGCGCGCACGTCGGGCATTTCGTCGAGACCGACGATCGTGGTGACGTGGTACGGGGATCCGGGCCCGAACGTGAGGCCGTCCCACTGGATCCGGCCCAGCTTGCCGTTAGCCACTGGTGCCTCCCACGAGTGCGTTCCAGGACATGGCGCGCAGGATGCCGTCCGGCGACGCGTCGGCCCCGTAGAGGTTGAAGGTGTGCCCGGCATGCTCTCCATCCCAGGCCTCACCGGCGGGGCGC